TGTATCACCGGCTGAACAACTTATTGTCTACAGAGAATTATACGTTGGCAAAGTCCTTGCCGCAGATTTGGCAGATAGGATAATAGAATTAGAAGCTGAAGATGGTGGTATGAGGTATGGAGTATTAGATAGCTCCTTATGGCATAAACGTGGAGACACAGGACCTTCTCTAGCAGAACAGATGATTATGAGAGGGTGTCGTTGGAGACCTTCAGACAGAAGTAAAGGTAGTCGTGTATCAGGTAAGAACGAGATACATAGACGTTTGCAAGTAGATGAATTTACAGAAGAGCCAAGACTTGTTTTCTTTAATAATTGCACGAACATTGCATCACAATTACCTGCCTTGCCCATTGACAAGAAAAATCCGGAAGATATTGACACACATTCGGAAGATCATTTGTACGATGCGTTAAGATATGGTATAATGTCACGACCACGATTTAGTGTGTTTGACTACGACCCTATGGGTAGACCTAGTAGTGGTATGCCTGTAGCAGACTCAACCTTTGGATATTAAATATTATGGCAGAACAAGAAATAACAATGGACACAGATGCGACAATAGCATTACCTGACGTAGAAGAAGATAGTGTACAAAACACTACTACTACTACGGCTTTAAATAACTATGTTATGGGTAAATTTAAAAAGTCAGAAGATTATAGATACGAAGATGAACAGCGTTGGGTTCGTGCATACAGAAACTACAGAGGTTTATATGGACCAGATGTACAATTTACAGAAGCAGAAAAATCAAGAGTATTTATTAAAGTAACTAAAACTAAAACATTAGCAGCCTATGGTCAAATTGTTGATGTTTTATTTGCAAATAACAAATTTCCGTTAAGCGTTGATCCAACGGAACTACCAGAAGGAGTAGCAAAAGATGTTAACTTTGATCCTAAAGAGCCTGAAGAACTGCGTGGAGATGACAATATGGATTCCCCTTATGGTTTTAAAGGTGACGGTAAAGACTTGCCTAAAGGAGCTACTGCAAAAAGTTTGCAAAGTAAGCTTGGTCCTTTGGAAGATAATCTTAAAGATATTGAAAATCTTAAAGAAGGTATTGGTAAAACCCCTACGTCTATTACGTTTAGCCCTGCAATGGTTGCGGCAAAAAATATGGAAAAGAAAATCCACGACCAACTAGAAGAGTCTAATGCTAATAATCATTTAAGGAATACAGCATTTGAAATGTCTTTATTTGGCACAGGGGTTATGAAAGGTCCTTTTGCTATAGATAAAGAATACCCTAGTTGGGATGATGAAGGAGAATACACTCCTGTATTTAAAACAGTACCTCAAATATCACATGTATCTGTATGGGATTTTTATCCTGATCCAGATGCTAATAACATAGATGAAGCACAATATGTTATACAACGTCATAAAATGTCTCGCTCAGAACTAAGAGCGTTAAAACGTAGACCCTATTTTAGAGCAGAAGTTATTAATGATGCTATAACTGAGGGAGAAAATTATGTTAAAAAGTATTGGGAAGACGATCTTAGTGACTATAATAACGAAAGTTATATAGAAAGATTTGAAGTCTTTGAATATTGGGGTATGATTGAAATGGAGTTATTACTAGATCAAGATGTAGATATACCTAAAGAACTAAAAGAGTATGACGAGTTGCAAGTTAATGTGTGGTGTTGTAATAACAGAATTATACGTGCTGTATTGAACCCATTTAAACCTGCTAGAATACCTTACATGGCTGCACCATATGAATTAAATCCTTATTCTTTTTTTGGTGTAGGTGTAGCTGAGAACATGGATGACACACAGACTCTTATGAATGGTTTTATGAGAATGGCTGTAGACAACGCTGTGCTATCAGGTAACTTACTTATAGAGGTAGATGAAACCAATCTAGTTCCGGGTCAAGACCTATCAGTGTATCCGGGTAAGATATTTAGAAGACAGGGTGGTGCTCCGGGGCAAGCTATATTTGGTACAAAGTTTCCAAATGTGTCTGGAGAAAACTTACAACTGTTTGATAAAGCTAGACAACTAGCTGATGAAAGTACAAGTATACCTTCTTTCTCTCATGGGCAAACAGGTGTCACAGGTGTAGGTAGAACTGCATCTGGTATATCTATGTTAATGAACGCAGCAAGTGGCAGTGTTAAAACGGTTATTAAAAATGTAGATGACTATCTACTTAGACCATTAGGTGAAGGTTTGTTTAGATTTAATATGCAGTTTGACTTTGATCCTAAAATTAAAGGTGACTTAGAAGTTAAAGCTAGGGGTACAGAAAGTTTAATGGCTAATGAAGTGCGTAGTCAAAGACTTATGTCTTTCTTACAAGTTGCATCTAGTCCTGTTCTTGCACCATTTGCTAAGTTTCAATATGTTATTACAGAAATAGCTAAGGCACTAGACCTTGATCCAAATAAAGTAACTAATAATATGGATGAAGCTGCTGTGCAAGCTGAGTTAATGAAACAGTTTCAAGGACCTCCACAGACACCTCAGCAAGGGCAACCTCAACAAGGAGCAAATCCTTTAGACCCTACAGGTGCAGGTGGTGGTAACATAGGTACAGGTCAAGCTCCAGTACCGGGAGAACAAGGATTTACAGGAACACCTCAAAATGGACAACCACAACAAGCAAGTAATCAGCAACCTCAAGCCGATGGTCAACAACCTCCAATTAATGAACCACTTCAATGATTACCTTGATATATTAATAGAGCAACAACAAAAAGCACTAGAACAATCCGACAATGTTACTATGTTACATAGATCGCAAGGAGCTATTGCAGTGTTAAGAAGAATGAAATTACTAAGGGATTCAGTAAATAATGGTTAATCCTACACAAAAACAATTTCAAAATGTTTTAAGTAAAATGGATAAGCAGGATAAAACAGGGGTTACTAAAGATCAACTGTATACTGCGGCATCTATAGCTCCTATTACAGGAGATGCTATTGCTATTAAAGAATTACCAGATGACGTTAAACAGATAAAAACTTTATTTGAAGAAGGCTACAGAGAATCCGATTTTAAAAAACTAGGTATGGGTGCATTATATGCAACTGCTGTAACAGCAGGTCTTATACCTGTTGCAGGTGTAATTGGAAGAACAGCTAAGTCATTTCTAAAACCTGTAATTAAAAAAGCGTCAGATGAAATGTCTAGTGTTTTTAAAACAGCATCAGGACAGCCAAACACAACACCTGCTCTTGCAGGAAATACTCCTACTATTAATAAATCAGTTACTAGTACAGAACCTACTTCTTCTACTATAAAAGAAGTATCATCATTTAATGACTTGAGAAAAGGTTCAGATATAAAAATTGATAATCCACCAAACAAAAATGTCCTTACAGGAGAAACATACGCACAAAAAAAAATAAGAGAAAACAATGAGTATAAAAAGAAAAATCCTAATTCTGGTCCTATAGGTTTGTATGAAGGTGTAACTGGATATACAAAAAATATAAAGTTTAACCCAAAAGAATTAATAAACATAAAAGGTGAAATGGGTGAAGATATTTTTAGAATGTCTGGTGAATCTAAAAAAGGTATGTTTAATAAATTAAAGTCTTTAGAAAAAAATATAAAAGAGGAAGGCTATAAACCTACAAATATAAAAATAACTGTTACAGAAAATGGTACTCCATATATATCAGAAGGAAATCATAGATTAGCAGAAGCCTTAAAGTCAAAGAGATCAGAAATAGTAGCAGATATTAACTACCTACGAGGTGGTGAAGCTGTAGATGGTCCTTTAAACCCTAATAAAATAGGCATAGGTAAAGAAGCTACTCCTTCTACTGTATTAAAAAAAGATGACTATGAAGGACAAAAAGTATTCCACTCCACAGCTAATGATTTTAAAGAATTTGGTTTTGTTTCTAAGAATAATGGTGCAGATATAGGGTTTCATGTAGGAACTCCTGTGCAAGCACAAAAACGTACTAGTAGTAAATCAGGCGAAAGAACTTTACCTCTACAACTAAGAACTACACTTAAACCTGCTAGAATACCAGACCTAAGTTCGTTTAAAGAACCTAGGAATTGGTTGGCACAGATATCTGTAAACGGTAAGACGGACAGTGACTTACTAAGATTTCTTATGCAAGACCCTAAAGATGCAAAGTCAATACTAGATCAAGTAGAAAATAAACTACCTATAAAAATGAATGGTACTACATACTATATGTTACCTGATGCTGAACGAATGGGCATGGATAAAAAATTATGGAAAGATTTAGTTCTTGAGTCAGGTAGAGCAGTAAAACAATTAAATACAACTACTAGCTATAGGGATAGGCAGGAATGGTTTGAAACTATTAAAAAAGTAGCTAATAAAAATGGGTATGATTCTTACGTATATAAAAATGAATTTGAAGTTGGCAGTGCTTCTAATGACGATTTAATTAAACAAATAAAAGAAGTAGGCGATGGTAAACGTGATCCTAGTACTATAGATTTAGGCAAGCAAGAAGACAGTTATATGTTATTAGAAGAAGATCAAGCAAAGGGTGTATTTGGTACAAAGACAAAGGGTGATCCTGACTTTATGAAAAGTAAAGGTGGACTATTATTAGCAGAAGGTGGAGTAGCAATGAATAAACAAATGGAAATGTTTGAGGATGGTGGTTTAAAAGATCAGGGTGGTACTGTAGACCCTGTATCAGGTAACGATGTACCTTCAGGCTCAACACAAGAAGAAGTAAGAGATGACATACCTGCACAGTTAAGTGAAGGAGAGTTTGTATTTCCTGCTGATGTAACAAGGTTTATAGGTCTTGAAAAACTAATGCAAATAAGAGATAAAGCTAAGTCTGGTCTTCAGAGAATGGAAGACATGGGTCAGATGGGTAACTCAGAAGAAGCTACATTACCGGATGATATGCCATTTGATATTAATGATCTTGACATGGAAGATGACCAAGAAACTACAGATGAAACAATCGAGATGGCTAAGGGTGGTGCAATTAAAGCAGCAACAGGAACATTTGTAAACACAGCACCTAATACTTTTACTCAGCCTTCAGCATTTGCTAATGATGCACAAGCTAGTGCTAATAATAATGTGTACACAGCACCTGTTATACCTGCACCTACTGTAGCTCCTCTAGGTGGATTTAAACCTAACATGCAGGGTCAAACAGGTCAGTCAGGACAAACAGTTATACCTACATTCAAAAATTTAATAGGTAATATAGATGGAAGATATGATGAACTAAGACGATATAAAAATGAAGCAGGTGCAATATTATCTATACCTTTTATTGCTGGTGAGCCTATATACCCAATACCTGAAGGTTATACCTATATAGACCCTGAAGAAGTAGTAGAAGAAGCACCTGTAGTTCAGTCATCTACACCGACTTCATCTAGAGTTGAACAAGTAAGTGATGACTCATCCGATCAAAAAGAAAAAGAAGACAATCTTAGAAACTACGGTACAGAAAATCCTACAGTAATATCTTTAGGTGGTGACATCATAAAATCCGGCAAAGATAAAGGTAGAGTAACAGGTGGTGTGGATTTTAGCATTAATAAAAATATTCCTGAAGGTATGCTACCCGGAGCTATATCTATTGCATCGTCTGTAAAAGATGCAGTTGTTAATTTAGCTACAGGAAAGTATGATGAAAAGGCTACTTTTACATTAACACCAAAAGGTCATCCAGATGCTACGGTGCAAATGACAGGTAAGCAATTAAATAATATTATACAAATACGTGATCCTAGAGATAAAACAGGCAAAAGAACTAAACCTAGCGTAACCAATCCTAAAGTTAAAAACTTTTTAGAAACTAAAGTAAAAGAAGCAATAAGACAGGTTGCACGATTAGAAATAATTCAAGATGATCCATTTAAAGACTCTGTCTATAATTATGGAACTATTACTAAAGAACAAGCAGATGCATCTAATTACTACAAGACCACTTCATCGGATGATAGCGATGTAGGTGATAGCATTGATACTGAATCTGACTATAGTGATTCTTCAGGAGGAGGATACACAGACAGTGCAGGAGTTGGTGTAGGAGCTAAAGGTGGTTTCTTTACTAAATCTAAAATGACTAAACAAAAACCAAAGAAGATGAAGCGAGGTGGATTAGCTTCACGTAAATAATCCACAATAATCTATTGACTTAGTATTTAAGTCGTGATACAATGGCTACTTATCCCCCAACAATAACTGGCTACGATAACCCCCAAAGGAGACTACATATGGCTGAAGAAGCTAATACTATAATGACAAAAGAAGCTACACCTAAAAAAGCAATGTTTATGAATAGACCTTATTCTCAAGAAGAGAGGATAAAAAAAGATGAAGAAGAATTATCAAGGCTCGTTGAAGAGCAAAAAGGTGAAGGAGAGACTGGTCAGGAGAAAGTTGAAAGTGAAGAAGAACCGACTTCTGCTGAAGAGAAAACTTTTAAAAAGAGATATGGAGATTTAAGAAGACATACTCAAGAGAAAGAAAATCAGTTCCAAAAGCAGTTAGATGAATTAAAAGGTCAGCTATCTAAAGCTACTAAAAAAGAAATGAAGTTCCCTAAGTCTGATGAAGACATAGAAGCATGGGCAGCAGATTATCCTGACGTAGCTAAAATTGTGGAAACAATAGCTATGAAAAAAGCTAAAGAGCAATCTAAAGCTTTAGAAGAACGTGTTAAGATTATAGATGAGATGCAGTTAAGTGCAGCAAAGGATAAAGCTGAAGTACAATTACTAGGCTTGCATCCAGACTTTGATACTATAAGAGAGAGTGAAGACTTTCACACATGGGCAGAAGAACAGCCTAAATGGGTACAAGATGCACTATATGAGAATGACAATGATGCAAGATCAGCAGCAAGAGCTATTGACCTCTACAAAGGAGATAGAGGTATTGGTAAGGAAACTACGAGCACAAATGATAAAAGTGCTGCTAAGGCAGTCACGACAAAGGGTGCGAGAAATAATATTGATGCTGAAGGAAGCTCTAACAAGATACTAGAGTCTTCTGTGCAAAAAATGTCTGCTAAGGAATATGAAACTAAAGCAGATAATATAATGGAAGCTATCCGTAGTGGTAACTTTATTTATGATGTCTCTGGAAATGCTAGATAAAAACTTGACAAAGTTTAAAATCTAAGTATAACTATAGATAACTAAAGGTGTAAGACAACCCCTTATTGGATACTTGTGTTACACTTACTTCCCACTTTACTAGATTACCCAATTATATGAGCCTACAAAAGACTCGCTATCTTAGGTACAACCTCAACTATGAATGGTCCTTATAAAGTAAAAGACTAAAACTATAGTACACTTTTGTGTACATATGCTAAATGTTTAAGGAGATTTAAAATGGCATTTGGAAAAGCAGCCGGTTACGGCAACCTTCCTAACGGTAATTTTAGTCCTATTATTTACAGCAAACAGGTGCAACTTGCGTTCCGTAAGTCATCTATTGTTGATGCAATCACTAATAATGACTATTTTGGTGAAATTGCAAATATGGGCGATTCCGTTAAGGTAATAAAAGAACCTGAGATCACTGTCAAGGCATACGTTCGTGGAACTACAATAACTCCACAAGACCTTGATGATGAGGAATTTACACTTAATATTGACAAAGCTAATTACTTTGCTTTTAAAGTGGATGATATAGAAGAGGCTCACTCACATATTAACTTTTCACAGTTAGCATCTGATAGAGCAGCTTACAGACTAGCTGACCAATTTGACCAAGACGTACTTGGTTATATGTCAGGTTACAAGCAATCAGCACTTCATGGACCTGCTAACGCAGTCAACGCTACTGTTAATGGTACTGTTGCTGTATCAACTGCTGGTACTGACGAACTGTTAGCTTCTATGCAACTAGACGCAGCCGATTTCGGTGGTACTGCAGCAGATGCTGTAGCTATCATACCTAGGACTGGTGGTGCTACTACAGCAGCTCCTGCCGCAGGTGACAGAAATCCGTTGACTGTTATAGCTAGAATGGCAAGAGTTCTAGATCAGCAGAATGTGGACAGCAATGGCAGATGGTTGGTATTAGACCCTGTGTTCATTGAAGTACTAAAGGATGAAGACAGTAGATTATTTAATGCTGAATTTGGTGGTTCTGGTTTACAGAATGGCTTAGTAATGAATAACCTTCATGGATTTAAAGTGTATGCATCTAATAACTTACCAAGTGTAGGAACAGGACCTTCAACAACAGGTACTAACAGTTCTTCAAACTTTGGTGTTATTGTCGCTGGACACTCTTCATCTATAGCTACTGCCGAGCAAATCAACAAGACAGAGACTTATAGAGACCCTGATTCTTTTGCTGATATTGTTCGTGGTATGCATTTGTATGGTAGAAAGAGACTTCGCCCTGAAGCACTCGCTACTTGTATGTATCACTTAGCATAGGGAGGTTAATTAATGTCAACCTTAAACTTAACTATACCGGCTAGAGGAAATCACCCTAGAGGTAGAAAACCATATCAAATTC